TGCATTTACAATTGCAAGCACATCTTCAAAGTTGCCAAATGGCACATAATTTTTATATGATTTAGGAATCAAATCAGAAGATTCCAAATCTGTTTGGACATTCTGAATACGATTCTCAGATTTATCTACAGGTTTTGTCATAGGTAATACTTGAGCGGACATTTCAATTACAGGAGAAAAAGAGGAATTTGGAACTTTGTATTGACCACGACCAACACGGTTATCTGGATCTTTAGTATACCATTGAGAAGTAATTCCCAATTGCTTACTAATTTCTTTTATCTCAGTTCTACTAACTGTAGCTTTTCCTAAACTGGTTAGTTTATTCAAAAACTCTTTTTTCAACTCTGCACGATTTGACATAATAAATTCCTTACTTCACAAGATACACATATTATAACACAACTGGATGGTTTGTCAACCGTTGTGTTGCGGAAAAACAACAGATTAAACTGCCATTTGTTGAATGAATTTGGATACTAGTACCCTATTCACTTGTTTCTTTTTTGTCATTTTCATAAAAGCATTCTTCAATTTACCTGAAGTAACTTTACCATCAATTTCCAATTCTTCTTCTTCTGTTTGTAAATTAGAACCACCTGAAATAAGGTAGAACGAATTATAACCTTTAGTGTTTGAGATTAGAAACTTTTCATCTTTGAATTTTTTTATCAATTGTTTTTCTATATCCCAAGCAGGCGTGTTCGGTTCACTACGCATATTTTGAATAGATAAACCATTTTCAAAGAAGAAGCGATTACGAATAGCAGCCTTTGCATGGCCTAGGCGACTAGGAAGAATAAAGAATCCAAACACTTTGGTTTTACCAACAACACGGATCCACTCTAAAACAACAAGTAACAATTGCTCGTTTGTGGCATATTGATAATTTTGTCTAGCAGAATTTTTCAATTGATATTCAAATTTGTTTTTAGAATCACGCAAGATAACATTAGAATAACGGGAATCAAAAACTTCACTTGACATCCAAGTTTTAGTTCCTGCATGTGTTTCCATTTCAGTTTCAACAGCACGATAATTGGTACTATCTGCATCACCATCATGTACTATGATTAGACTTGTCAAATCAATATTGTTAGTTGTACGGAATTCATTTAGAATTGAACCTACAGCAATTACAGCTTGAATCAAAGGAGTATTAGAAAGACTTTCACTTGTTGGTCGGCCAACTACAGAAAGACCTCTACCATAAGAATAACCTTGTTTTAGTAGAATCATGTTACGCAAACTCTTGGTAAATTCAACATTGGACATTTTTGAATTCAAGTATTCACGCAATTGAACATTAGAGAAATTTAATTGACCAACTTTCTTAGAAAAAGAAAAGTAATCTTTATCGGTTACATAATCAATATTACGATCCATTTTAAAAGTTCCCATATCATCAGTAAAACCAAACACACGGAATGGAATATTTACTTTACGGCAGAACATAGAGAGAACCAAAATCTGTTCAATTGAACCTGCCATGTTATCAGACATAGAACCAGAACAATCAAGCAATAGAATCAAACCATGTGATTTGCCTTTTGGTATCATCATCACTTTACGGAAAATGTTATCATCAAACTTGTAATTACAAAGTTTGTTAATGTCAATATCACCAGTATCGGATAGTTTAGATTTACTAAATGCCTTGGCAGCTTTACGCATTTCAAATTCTTTGGCAAGTAAACCGACATAACGTTCATTCTTATTCTTAAAATCGTTTACCAATTTTTGAATGTATTCATTATTAAATGAACCAATTAATTCCATTCTTTCTTGGTAGTATTCGGTCATTAACTCTTGCACACGCTTAGCAGGTGTAAATATGTTTTCTTTCTTAGCTTCAGGAATATCTACATAAACATAAGGCTTACATTTATCATCTAGTAATGAATTTTCATTCTTACGATAAGAATCATCGGTACGACAATCAGGTGCAAACTGGTCATTTTCAGATTCGGTAGATTTTTTGTAACGGTCAAGGGAAGTAGAAGTGTCCGAATCATCTTCACCATCTTCTAAATCATCATCGGTGGATTCGCCTTTTGTTTCTTGCTTATCTTCTTTATCATCTTTACCATCTTTAGTATTATTTGAATCTTGTGGTTGACCGTTTTCATCTTCATCATAATCAAAATCCTGAGTATCGCCAACTTCATCAGGTGAATCATAATCAGGCGTTTCAAAATCACGCATTTGCTGTTGCATTTGCATTTCTAATTGTTCAGTTTTTGAATAATCATAAATTTCATTAGTCAGAGCAAGCACATCTTCCCATGTTTCAAGGTTTTGTACCTTTGCAATGTAAACTCTTTCCTCTAAGGAAAATTTAATGTTATCAATAGTGTATTGTGATTTTGTATAAAGATTTAAGCGGTCAATAAATGCCAAAGCATTTACATTTTTATATTTGATACCGAAAAAATCACGGTCAAGTAATTCTTGAAAACCTTTTTTGAAGGAAGTTTTAAGACCAGGAAATTTACGGGTTATTTTTTTCTCAATGCGAGCATCTTCTACAACATTAAGGAAAGATTTGAAATTCTTACCTTTTGTTTTATCAATAGCAGCATCATGCCAGCCATCAGCTGGTGTGTATAATGCATGGCCAACTTCATGTCCGCCCAAATGGTCATACATGAAACCTTCCATATTTTGCCAGATTGGCAAATATAGTATACGATTTTTTGTATCAAACTTAGCGGTGTTGATTTTTTGATGTTCAACCGTAAGATTCTCACTTGCCATTAGTTTGGTCAAGAGAGATTTTTGTTCAACTGTAAAACTCATTCAGTTTCCTATTTCAATTTATAGGTGTATTATAACAGAGTTGGCGTAAAAGTCAACCAGTATGTTGCATAGAAGCAACAGTAATACTTTTGTTTTAAGAATGGAGCGGATATCAGGAGTTAAACCTGACTGCCTATTGGGATAGGTTGTCTCGGACTCTCCGCATTAAGTTGATATTATAACAGGTATTTAGTATCGTGTCAAGCGTTTTTAAGGTAAACTTAGCGACCGACTTGGCCAAGATAGTAATCTTTACATTCTTCCCAAGTCATGTAGATTAATTTATCATAGAATAGGGTATCATATGATACCTTATCTTTCTTCATTAATTGTTTGATACGGCCTTTAGCATGTTTTTCTTTCCATATTTTAGTCAAGGCTTCATAACTAGTATCAAACGATTTAACCAATGCATCTTCTTTGATATCACCACGCAAAAACTCAAAAGAGTTATTGTAGAGTGGACTAAAATAAATGCCACGCTGATGTGCTGTTCTAATCAAATCTTTTGGTATGTTCAACTTAGAGTAAGTGAAGTTTAAAGAACGATTCTTATGGTCACGCTTATGTGGTTGACCACTAGCTTTCTTTGCAACATACCATTCAAAATATTTTCGTGTGTGATTTGCTTTTAACCATTCACGAATATTGTGTCTTGATTCTTTACTCGGTTCAAATGATACTGAACCAGAAGAAAAACCCATGGCATTCCAATGGTCAAGGTTATCATATTGTGATAGACCACTAGCTTTAGTTTTACCATACAATGATGTTGTTGTTACACCAATTAGTGTATCACCATATTGTTTCTTCCATAATCTTTGTACTTCATCTGATAGACAAAGTAAAGCAAGTAATTTGCCACCAACATAATTATAACCAAGTGGTTGAAACGGAACAATAGTAGAACCGATTGCAGTATGATTAATCATTCCGCCTTGTGTCTTTAATTCACGAGGCCAACCAATTGCATTATCTCTTGGTGTCAAATCAAGAAAGTCGGATGATATACACATAACACCAAGATACTTACCTGTTTTATTATCTGCAACAAGGAAATTAAGGTTGCGACCAATGTTACTATTGTTCTTCATTGTTGAAATAAAGTTTCTTGCTGTGTTCCATCTTTCAGGTAAATCACTACGCTTAATCTTATCTTCAATGACTGTACCATCAACACCTTTGCGAGATACAGAACTAGAATCATCGGTATAGATTATTACTGGTTCAATATTCAAATAGTCATCAGCAGTTTGTGGCAACCAAATGTTACTCTTAACTTCATCTACCAATATCTGTTGCTTTGGGTCAAGCAACTGAATCTCTTCACCAAATAAAGTATTGTTTACAAACGATGGATACTTTTCTTTAATCTCACACCATTTTTGATATAGTGTATACTCTTTCACATCCATCTGTGAAACATAGGCAAGGTCTTTAATGGTCTGCTCACGCAAATCATTCTCTTTGATATCCATAAAAGATTCTGGCGGGTTGGCTTCTTGCCACTTACGCCATTGTTCTTCTACATCATCTTTTGGATCAAACGAATATGCCATTATTTCTCTGTAACCTTTTAACTCTTTTAAATAATTTACCTTGCTTCTCTTTTGCCATTTTCAAGGCCAAAGGTTTCGCATGTTGATCCATAGTAATGCCATTCATATGGTCTAGTTCATGTAAGAAACATCTAGCAGTAAGTCCAGTAAAAGTTGTATTGTATTTTTTACCTTGATAGTCATAATACTCAACTTCAACCGATGATGCTCGTTCCACTTTTAGAAACAAACCAGGAAAAGATAAACATCCTTCATTGTCTTTTATTAAATCATCTGAAGCTTTGATTATTTTAGGGTTTATACAAACGATAACAATCTCTCCATTACCAACAATGAAAACTCTTTCAAAAACACCACATTGATTGGCAGATAATCCTAAACCATTGTATAACTTCATAGTCATCTTTAACCTGTTAATAGTATTCGTCATAACAGGATTAGGTAGAAGTGTGATATCGTATTCAGGAATACGTTGCTTCATCATTGGATGATTTTCATCATACAACGGAAATGGATCTACTTCTTTTTCTTGTTGATACTTTGGATCAACTGTATTAAGTTTTAAAATTTGACTCATATCTTATTATATCATCCTATGATTGGTTTGTCAAACAAAGATTCCTTTATTACCTTAGGATCCCATGCCGTTCTAGAATCACACATAAGGGCATTCATATCTAGGACTTCACGCAAACCTAAATGCATGGCAAATGGAACATTGTATTCTTTTTTTGCCTTCTCAATATAATCAACTAATGCCTTTTGATATCTTTCGGCATATTTCTTCTGGCACATATATGCTTTGTTATCGCCAATGGCAAACACTCTCCAATTTTTGTAGTTTGCTTTTGATAGAGAGAATTCAAAGGCTGCACTATTAACGCCTGGAAATTCTTGGTCTTGAAAATCATCAATTGCAATTACGCCTTCATCTTTCATTTTGTTACTGAATAACATCAAGTCACTTAATACGGCAGAATGTTCATGGCAACCATCTATGTGTAAGAATCTTAAATCATTAACAAAGACAACATTTTCGGTGTTTAATTGTGTTGTATCTTGTAAACGCCATACAAGATTACTACTGTTTCCAAATTTTGTAATATTGTTCTCAGCAATAACTCTAGCTTCTTCTGTGAAGATATCGTACAAATAAAAATTACTATTACCTTTAAACTGTGAAATCATAATGGCACTTTTGCCATATGCAACACCTATTTCACAAATGTCACCACTTGATTTTTGAATTTCATTCAATATGCCATATGTGATTATGATATCTTTAGGGTAAAACCAACCTTCAACTTCTTTATCAACTACATTTTTAAAATTGGATAAGTATTCTTCAAAATTCATTTCATCACCCTACTAAAATTATTTACTTTCTCAAAACGAACCACATTGGCAAACTTATCCTGTAAAATATCTCCTTTGTGGGAGATAACAAATAGATTAACGCCTTCTAGCATATGAAGAATCTTCATTAGTTCTTCTGTGCCATTAGTATCAAGGCTTGAATCAAACACTTCATCAAGTATCAATAGATTGGTGTTAGATGAATTCTTTAACTTAGCAACGGCACGCCAAGTTAACATTAGTGCCATATCAATTCGTTGTTTCTCACCTTCACTAAAATTGTTATAGGTAAAATCATCACGGTGCCTTGATTTGATTGTTTCCTTAAACGATTCATCAAGGTTGAAATTCACAAAGAAATCTAATGATGCAAGGTACTTGTTTACCAATTTGTTAATGATTGGTAAATATTGTTTGATAATCTTTGTTTTAATACCTGTATCCTTTAACAGACCAGATGCTATCTCATAATACGATTTTTCATCTATAAGAGTTCTTATATTGTCAGTTAGCGTTGCTAATGTGCCTTTTAAGATTATTAATTCTTGTTCTTCTTTTTCGGTAGATGCCTTGCTAGTTTTTAATTCTTCTATTTCTTTTTCTAACTTGGTAATATACTTGTTTGTTTCTACGATAGAAGTGTTCTTGGTTGCAATTTGAATCTGTAATGACTGGATTATTTTCTGTATCTCAGTTATTTCATTTAGCTTAGTTTGCTCAGACAACAACTTAACTTCTAATTGTGTTAATCCGTGCTGGCATTCCGTTGACTTGGTTTGTAATGTTTGTAACTCCGTCTCTTTAAACTCCAAGGCAATGGCTTGCCGACAGGTTGGACAACTATCATTGTGTTCAAAGAAACTGATATCTTTGCGAAATTTGGATAAATTGCTTTCAATCTGCGATTCAAGTTTAGTAATCTTCTTGACTTTATCCTCAACCAAAGTTTTTTCTGCCACCAATGTTTGATGTGTGGTGACTTGTGATAAGAGGTTAGCAATTTCTCCATGTAAGACTTGTATGGTATCTCTATTATTGTGTACCTCTTTAACATATCCATCCACCTTTGTTTCATTGTTTTGTTTCAACCCTTTGATATGTTTATCTTGTAAATCATATCGTTGTTGTGTCAACTCAATTTCATTTTTACTTTGAATCATCAAGTCTTTATTATTTGTTAACCTATCTTTTAACAAACCATTCATGGCAGAAAAGATTTGAATGTCTAATAAGTCTTCAATGATTGCTCTTCGGTCTGATGCCGATAATTGCATAAAAGGAACAAATGAAGCCGAACCAAGAATTACGATTTGTGTAAATGATTTGTAGTTCAGTTTAAGAATAAACTTCTCAAGGTATTCTTGATAGTCTCTTGCAGCTGCATCTTGATTTAATAACTCATTATCGCAATAGATTTCAAACACATTGGGTTTGATACCACGAACAATCTTATATGATTTATTATTGCTATCAAACTCAACTTCAACAACACAATCTTTACCGTTAATTGAGTTCAATAGATTTGGTTTATTAACATTACGAAAGGCCTTACCAAACAAACCAAAACATAATGCATCAAGCATAGTTGATTTGCCAGAACCATTCTCACCAACAAC